GCAGGAACAATGAGTGGAGGATTTTATACTCTAATTGGATATAAACAATAATAAGAGGTAAATAAAAATATGAAAAGTTTAAGAAATGGTGTGTTAGTTGAAATGACTGCGGAAGAAGTTACAGCAAGAGAAGCTGAAATGGCAGTTTTGGAAGTAAAACGACAAACAAGAGCAGATGCAGTAGCACAAAAAGAAACTGACAAAGCTAATGGCAATCAAAAGCTATTAGATTTGGGTTTATCACAAGCTGAAGCAACTGCATTAACTAATTACACACCACCAGTAGAAGATTAATAAATATAATCCTAGAATGGTTCACATACCTATTTCTATATGGCTTTTAAGGAGTTCATCATGCAACTTTCAAAACATTTTAAATTAAAAGAATTTACCAAGTCACAAATTGCGGCTAGGAATGGAATTAACAATACTCCTCATAGTGGCGATCTCAAAAATTTAGAAGATTTATGCTATGAAGTATTAGAACCCATTAGGGCTAAATTTGGAATTGTAACTATCAATTCTGGTTTCAGATGTTTAGAATTAAATCGGTTATTAAAATCTTCAGACTCCTCGCAACATACAAAAGGTCAAGCGGCTGATATAGAAGTGTTGGGAACTCCCAATATTAAAGTTGCCCATTGGACAAAAGATAACTGCGACTTCGATCAATTAATATTAGAGTTTTGGAACTCTGAAAGCGAAGATTTAAATGCTGGGTGGATTCACATATCATTTGATGAAAAAGGATCAAATCGAAAACAAGTCTTAACATTTGATGGAAAAAGCTATACAAATGGGCTTCCAGAGATTAAATATAGATTTGATAAAACAGGGAAAGAGATTATAGAATAATGCCAAAAGGCAAAGGAACATACGGAAAGAAAAAAGGCCGCCCACCTAAAAAACGAAAAACAGGAAAGGGCAAGTCTTATACTTATCCAAAAAGAAAAATGAAATAATGGCGACACAAATAGAAAACAGAGAAGCGATAATTAGATTAGAGGGAAAGATAAAACTTCTCTCTAAAGATATTTCTGTGCTTCGTGATAATCACATAAAACATTTAGCTTGTCGAGTTGCTAGAATGGAAAAAGTTATGTGGACTGTATGTTTGATCGCAACAACCCAACTTCTTGTCGTAGTATTGCAATAATTTAATTTTTCCGATACACGTTATTAATGTATCGTTCAATTTTAATTATTTCAGATTTACATATTCCCTACCATCACAAAGACAGTTTCAAATTTTTAAAAGCAATTAAGAAAGAATTTAAACCTGACTTCATTATTAACATTGGCGATCTATTAGATTTCCATGCAATCAATATGCACACTCACGATCCTGATTTATATTCTGCCGGACATGAATTAGATAAATCAAAAGAATATGTTAAACAATTAGAATCTATTTTTCCTCAAATGGTAGAGGTAGAATCTAATCATAGTAGTTTAGTTTATAGACGTGCTTTAAAATATGGAATGAGTCGTCAGTTCTTAAAAGACTATGGAGAATTTTTAGGAACAAAGAAATGGAAATGGGTTGATGATTTAACTATTAAAATGAGTAATGGACAGAAGTGTTTTTTTACGCATGGAAGAAGTGCTGATGTATTAAAGGTATCTCAAACTATGGGTATGAGTGCTGTGCAAGGTCATTATCATACGAAGTTTGTTATAAGCTACTGGGCTAATCCTGATAACCTATTCTTTGCGATGAATGTAGGATGCTTGGCGGCACAGAAGCACATGGCCTTTGCCTATGCTAAAAATTTTAGAACAAGATTTATTATGGGTTCTGCTGTGATTTTAAATGGTATTCCTAGACTGCTTCCTATGGTATTAAATAAGCATGGAAATTGGACTGGAGATATAGTATGAACAAAAATGGTACGATAAACGAACATACAGGCGATTCTAGGGCTACCAAAGAACAAAGTGGGGGTAACCATTACCTAAAGCTTAACATACAGCCCATTGAATATATTACAGCCAATAAGCTTAACTTTATTGATGGCAATATTGTGAAGTATGCAACGAGAAAAAAAGATGGCGAAACAGATAAGGAACGATATGATAAGATTATTCATTATGCTCAACTTGGAAAGGAATTAAAATAATGTGGTTAGCTTTATTAAAAAATCCATTAACTAAAATGATTGCCAATAAGGCAATAGGTCATTTTAAACATAAAGAAGAAAAAGTTAAAACTATAAGACAAGCAGAAATAGAAGCTTGTAAAGAAGTTGATGTTCAAAGAATTAAATCACAAGATAAAAGTTTTAAAGATGAAATTTTACTTATCTGGCTAATAGGAATGTTAAGTACCGGCTGGTTTGAAACTACAAGAGGAAGATTTGAGGAGTGGGTAAGAATCATAAACGACCTCCCAGACAGCGTATGGTATCTCGTAATTATCGTCTTTACAGCAACATTTTCTACAAAAATGACAGATAAGGTATTAAATAGGAATAAGAAAAAATGATATTAGGATTAAACGAATTGTTTAAAAAGAAAGAAAAGAAAGAAAAGGTTATGGATCATACTATTGATTTTGTTATTACAGAACTAGAAGTAAAACTTCGTAGTTATGATAATCCTTTTGGGTGCTTTGCTTCATTTATTTTTGTTGATGAGAAACCAGCTTTTCCTAGAGTTAGAAAAACCTTGAATGAACTTAACAAACACCAAGACGCATTTGTTTTAGGTCATACTTATTCTTTTAAAGACATTACTTCTAAAACTGATCTCTCCGGTTTAGAAATAACTCGTCATTAAATATAATATACCCATTGATAAACATACAAGACTTAAACCTAATAAAAAGAATATTGTTTTTTTTAATTCTTTTCGGTTCTCCAATCTTTCATACTTACCTTTTTCATTGATATATAAATAATCCATCTCTCCTCCTTTAGTACCACAAGGGCGGCCATATAGTTGTTTTACTCCTATTAGTAAATACCGCCCTGTGGATTCCGAAAGACCGCTAGGCCGATACGGAATTCTGTTATCCTCCTTGCTTACCAGCAAGTTTAGTTTGGATATTTAATTCTGTTTGTCGCATACTTGAATATCTCTCTAAATTAAAATAGTGCATTTTAGCTTTAAGCTTTTCACTTACCGCTTTGGCATATTGATTTACAAATTCTTTATATTGTGGATTGTTCCTAGCTTTGTTGTCAGCTTTCTTATCAGTTAGCTTATCAACACTATTGGCTTGTTCCTGATTAATAAGATTTCCAAGTATCGCTTTTTTTCCCTCTTCTAAAATGATTTCTTTTTCTTCACATTCAGCCCACTTATTACTTGCTTCTTCCATGACCTGATATGCTTTACCGGCATTAAGTTCATCTAGTTTTATTATTGGCATATAACCTCTTTAATAGTTGTTTCTTCATCTTTAATATCTGATTCATCTTCTTTTATTAGAGTACAATCAAAGTTAGGACTAGCATTTTGATTTTCTACAATCCATTGTGCTTGGTCTTTATTTACATTTCGGATTAGGTAAGTATCATCGTGTTTCTTCATATAACTTAATGTTACTTCCCAATCTTTTTTTTCTTCTTTATTTTGCATTATATCTCCTATGGGTAATTATACATATCATCTGCATATTGTTTGAGTTCTTTGATTTTCTTTTCATATTTAATAATCTTATTCATCATTAACTTATCGGCTTCCTTTTTGACTTGTTCTATTTGTTCATGCAGTTCTCCATTTAATTTCTTATGTGATTGTTCAATTTCTTTAATTCTTTTATTTTCAAGATTGAGTAGTTGGATTTCATCATTGGCTAAATCTAAATCTTTCTTGACTCTTTCCAACTCTTCGATTTGATTGACCATAATTAAAAAGGAATTTCATCATCAAATTCCTCCTCTTCTTCTTTTACAATAGGTTGGTTAGTTTGTATAGGTGGTGCTTTAGCTTCTATTGTATGAGTATCGTATGTTTGCGTGGGTTGAGGTTGAGGTTGTACTTGTACCGGTGGAACTTGTATCTTTTTCATTCCATCTACTGCACCTGATTTATAGGGCTTAACCATATAAAGATTAAACACTTGCTCTGTGTCTTGACCATATTTGCTTTCTTTTGCTTCTTGTATTTTACTACCCCATTTCAACATATACCCAGCTTTTGCGTAAACTTGTACTTCAGGTGTTTGATACCATGTCATCACTTCCGATAATCCATAGAGTTTATTTGTTAAACTACACATGAATTTAGCTTTAGTAGATGGTGCTTGGTATTCAAAACTAGGACTCTTTTTACCAGTTTCGTATAACTTTAATTGTAGCCCACAAAAGGGCATATCATATTTATTATTTACCATTTTTTTTACTCCTTAATTGATTATACTCGACTTGCCTTTTTTTAAAATCTTCCTCGACTCTATTCAAATACTTACAAGCTTTAAATGCTTTTAAATATTTAGGACTCATTTTAAAATATCTTAAACTTACGTCTTTAGCTGGTTCTTTAGGAACATTTAAAACAGCTATATAATCTATTTTATGTTCTGATGAATCCTCGCAAAGTTTTCTGTAAGTTTCTAATTGAATTGGCATATCAAAATAAAAGTCTTTTGATGTTTTAATATCCAATATTCCCTTTTTACCTTTCCATTTAGGATGTGAAACTAAAAGGTCTAGTGTTCCACAAACATCAAGGTCAGGACTATACATTGATTTCTCCACCGCAATAACTTGAAATCCTGAATGATCCCAGTATGCTTTGAACTTTTTAAACATTGTTTTCAAAGGTTCAGTTTCAGGAGTTATAACTGTTTTTTTAGTGATATAATCCTCTGCCACTTTATGTAGATTTGTACCAATGGTTCTTGCTTCTTCCTTAATGTTTTTAGTTTTGGCTTTTAAGTCATCAATGAATTGTTGTGCAAAGTCTATTGGTTTGCCATCTACTTTAAATTTATAGTTTAAAGCTTCATAGACGCAATTTTCTGACCACCACATCAAAGCACCTTTGCCTGATCGCTCTCCAATTAAAGAAGTAACTCCTTTTTTAGGTTCTCCATTAACCTTATATCTATATCTCCCACCTCTAGGATTAAACTCAATAAGGTTTCCATTCTTATCTTTGGCTTTTATTATCATTATCTCTCCCATTAGTTAATTTACGATTTTTAAATGGTTCAAAGAACCACATCAAATCGGTTTCAGTCAGTTCACAAAATTTCCATAGTTTTAATGAACTAATTGCATTAGTGCCTTTCTCGTATTTTTGAATCTGTTGGAAAGTGACTCGAACCATACGAGATATTTTTGTTTGTGTGTAGCCCAAATCTAATCGCCTTTGGCGAAGCTTTAAACCCATCACAGTTTTAAATATTTTTTCATTATCCTCTTCTGAATAATTATTGAATCTATTTAAAACTACTTCTACTTGCCTAGCACATTCTCTAGGTGTTGTTA